TTTTGTGGCGTGTTTATAAACAGCCGCGTATGTCTTTTCGATGGCTGGCTTCATTGACGGCAACGCTTCTATGTTCTGCCTCATTCGCTCAACTACCGAGGAAAGCTCGTCTGTTGTGGAATCAAACATAACGGACTTGTCCAGAATACTTTCAAGCTGTTTAAGATACCCTTTTACGATAGCAAGAACGGCATTCGTATGAGCGACAATGGTCTTTGCATAAGCCCTTTCAAGTGCCATAGGATAACGCATTTTGCGCTTTGCTGTTATCTTCACCGTGCCGCCCCTCCTTATCATTCCTCAGTCTGACTTGCCAGCATATTGTCCAGTGACCTATCAAGAACAATGTCGCTTTGCTGTTCCAACGTGTCACGCATTTCTTGAACATCAAGCGCACCCACATCTGAAAGAATCTTCATAGCGTCAGCATTAGTCTTTCGTGCTTCTGCCTTCAATTTATCAGTTTCAGCGCGTTCCTTTTCCGTTGGGTTCCACAATGGCGCAAACTCAATCTGCCAGTGTTCGGGTAAAGCAAGCTCATATTTACTGCACTTACTCAATAGATAAATGAGCCGCGATAATTGCGGTCGCAATACTCTTTCTTGAATCTTGCCTACCATGTTGTAGTATGCCTCCAAGTCGCTTTTGCCTGTGGCACTCATTCCAGCTGGGGAACGTCCGAATAACAATGTCATTGGAATACCGCTTGCTGCCGATATAGCAATCTCAAATTCCTCAAGAACATCACGCAAACCGCCAATAGTAACATTGTGCTGCGTGTATTCCTCGCCAGTGTCTATGGCTATCGTATTAAGCAAATGCCGCCCCATATCAATTACATGCAGACGGCTCATAACCTCATTCTCGCCCGCGTCGCTCATCATCTTGCTTGCCAGTCCGTGGAACTTTAATACGCTTTGAGAAAGTCTTTCTATTGCCACCCTAGCAGCGTCGAAGCTAGAACCAAGACGAAGAAGCTCGTCCCTTATCTGTTCAATAACAGTACCTCCCCAACCGTTCCTAGAACGTCTGCGCTCATTTGTTATAGGCGCACCGTAAAACATCAACAGGCGCGACTCATGAACGAGAAAATTGTTTCCCCACTTACTCGTTATGCTGTAAAACTGTGGCTTGCCGAAGTTTGCCTCCAGCGGGTCGTCGTACAGATAATTGCCTGTGTACGAAACGTCCTGCGGTGAAAACACTTCCAACCGTTCAATGCTTTTTAGCGAATCTTCGTTCAACGGCTCTTGAAGCGTTCCTCCATCGTCAGCCATAAGCAGGACTACAGCACCCCCGAAAAGTCTGTCCCAAGACAACGCAAGGCTCATTGCTCCTTTAACGCCTAAATCCTCTTGCAACGAATCAAGCTTCTCAGCAAGTTCTTCCTCCATTTCGTGTGAACATACCTTCCAACCAGCTCGCAACGCTTCTTCTGCTGGCACAGTAACTATTCGCTGGGCAAGTCCATTTGATGTAAACAGCTCGTCCGCTTCTTTCATGTCCGTAGTCCAGTCACGAAAAGTATTCGCGAATCTTGTCACTGCAAATGGGTCACGACCTCGTATTCCAGCCCCTGTGAAGGCGTTCAAGTAACCATCTTGTCTTTTCCTGCGTTTCCTGCTCATTTCCTCACCACTTCCATCATGTCATTAAGCCGCTCCAGTCTGCACCATTTCCCCCAGCAAAGGCAAGAACAAGTGCGTCTGCCCTATCTGGCGACCGTCTGCACCTCTTTTTGTATGAACCTTTATCCTCCAGTAGCATTTGCCCTTTGGAATTTACTTTGTATTTTCTCGCGGATAACTGTGCCGCAAGTTCATCATCTTGTGGGAGCTGAATAGTTCCAGCTGCGAACCTCTGACGTAGTATGTCCCAGCTTTCCGTAGCCCAGTTAGCATAATGACCGCTGTCATTCGGCTTGCCTCCGTTGTGGCAAGGAAAAACAGACATATTCAGTCCACGTTCGTATATTACTTCTCGCAGTCGGTCAGTAACTCCACCGCCTACGCCATCATCATCAATATAAATGGCGGCTCTGCTTTTACTGCATGCCGCCATAACACCTACGGCAGTATCAATAATCCTGCCGACTGTTTCCATTGTGTCTTTTTTGTTGTAATGCGTCATATCCAGCACACGCCCACCAACACGAGAACATATAACCGTTTCATCGTCACCGAATCGTGCTATATCTGCACCAATGAAAACTGTATGCCCCTGCTTTATATCTCCATCGAGGCTGTCCCTCATCATAGCCGCCTCGATAAGCTCCAGTGCAATCAATCCGTCTGGCTCTGCCTTCGGGAACTCTCCAAGTACACGAACGCGAACAACATCGCTGTCCATGCCATACTGACGAATCAATAGCTGGCTGTATTCATCTGTAACACGTCCAGTATCAAGACATGAAATCTTGAGCGTATGGTACAAATCTCTATCTTCGAAAAATGCCCTCTTAAAAACTCCAGTGTTCTTTGTCGGGTTTCCACAAAGAAGCAGCTTTGCGTCGGACGTTGTAAGCGCACCTTCTATCGTTTCAAAAATACTATCATCAATACCGCTTGCTTCGTCACATACAAACAATATATGTTCCTCATGGAAACCTGCCATGTTTTCTGGCTTGCTTGCTGTTCTGGCAGTAGCAAACCATCTTTCGGGAGCTATGTTAGCCGCAACTTTGGTCTTTTGCCATTCGAATAATGACTTTAACATTTCCGACCTATCTCGCCATTTGGATATTTCAGCCCATAGAATATCGTATAACTGTTTTTGCGTAGGTGCTGTACATGGTATCTTCGGATATGGACGTGTGAACAAGAACCACAGTACAGCCCAAGACTCCAGCGCAGTTTTACCTACACCGTGTCCAGAACGTATTGCAACCCGTGATTTGCTTGCCAGTGCCTTTAATGCCTCTTGTTGCCATTCATCGGGATTAACGTCTAATACTTGTCGAACAAATAAATTCGGCTCGTTAATATACGTTTTCATGCCCGTAACCATGCTTTCAATGTCTATCATCTCGCCCCCTCCCAAGAACAAGGCAAAAGAAAAGACATTACATAAGCAATGCCCTTTCTTTCACTTATTCGCTTTTGTCACCATTCCAAGCCTTTTGCAGAATATCAACAAGCATTTTCCCTGTTTCACTATCACTGCTGGCTTCTTTCTGCCTCATAGCCAATTCTGCCTCTCGCAGTTTCAGTTCACCAACTTGTACCTTCAAAGCTGGGTCTTCACCAACAAGCTCTGTCAAATATCGAGCGGCGTTTATGTTTCCAGCTAATGCACGTTGCAATGCTCCTACTAAAATTCCCATTCCATACGTTGCGTCTTTTTCATCTATGCCAAGCTTTCCCATATTTTTTACAAAAGACTCTGGTGCTTGCATTGCCAAAAGAATTTTTGCAGCAGCTTTCATCGACCTCTTTTTACGTCTAGCTTCTCCAGAAGCCTTACCTCCTGCCGTGCATATTTTCTTCTGTTCATCTTTTGTTCGCTTATTTAGCGGAACTAAGTCCTTCCTTGCCATTTTCACCACCTCAAACAAAAAGAAGCGACCAATTCAGACCGCTTCTTTGAGCTTAAAATCAGTATTGTATTCCATCGAACAAACTCATTTGTTTGTTTGCCAACGCAGCTTCTTCTTCGATGAAAAACTGTTGTTTTGTCTTGCCGTGCATTTTGCCCTTTCGGGTATGGCAGTCAAAAACATATTCTGGGACTTTCACCTTTTCTTCCCTTACCTCTGTGAACAATCTTTCAATTTCTTCATCGCTTATTAACTGCTTTTTGTCATAGATGTAATTCGATAAAACGTCAGAGTCCCTACTGTGTCCGCAAGTACACAGGATTATCACAGCCTTTGAGATAAAAATTCGCCCCTTTAGGTCAGCTCCTTTTTTGCCCTTATTGATAACCCAAAAAGAGTCATATAAGGACTTTATCTCCTGCGTTACTAATCCGTGGCAATCCTCGGCAGATACAGTCAGTAAGCGTTTCCAGCAATACTCAGCGTATCGTGGAAAAAGCTCCAGTGCCATATATCCAGCAAGTTTAACATCACCCCTTCTGATTGATTTTTGCAATGCAGAAGCTACCTCGTAAAAATCATATCCGCGTTGCGTCTGTAAATTATAACCCATAATACATATAACCTCCTTTATATATATTATAGAACAGACTCAAACCTCACAGGAAGGCGTAAATGCTAAGTTTTATGCTGTTTCACTTATTTTTTTGACTGTCATTAAACTGGCATACTCCTTTGATGAAAGGCATGTTCAGATATTGTGCGATAGCACGAACGTCCTTGTTCAAACAATGAGAATCCCAGAAGGGACGATTATTGTAAACAAACGTATGTGAAGCTTCTACTCGTGGGTCAAGAACAAATATTTCTCTCAATTCCTCATAATTGATACCAAGCTTTTTACACCCTTCGTAGAACTGGTTACAGAAGCTTACCTTTGTCGCAAGATAAGCGTTCTCCATGTACTTCGCCATTTCAGCTGTAGTTGAGTCCGTAACGCTGAAAACATGTCTTGCGTCATAGACTTCCTGCAACATCTGCTGTACAGCAAAACATAACTCCTTTTTACCTCCCAGCACAGTAAAATCAAAATCGAAATTATTGCAATGCTGCGTTCCTCCATAATACTCTGGCGAAAAGATGATATTCTTTCCAAGTTCCTCGCTAAGCCTTTTGGTAGTACCTGGCAATACTGTTGATTTCATGACATATATTTCAGCGTCATTTTCCAGTATTGCGTTCTTCACCTCGGTAACATCACAATTATTCTGCTCAGATACATACGGAGTGTCTACACAAATAAACGCTACATCGTATTTCTTACCGTCTTGCTTCGTTGTTACGTTCGGCTTGTACTTATCAACAACATCTGGTTGCAGCTTCTTAATTTCTTCTGCGAGATTGTGACCTACAACACCATATCCAATAATCAGCACATTAGTCATATTTAATTACCTGCCTTCTCCCAACATTTGTTGTTAACCTAATTTGATTTTTGTGCATTCTTTTTTTGATAAATCCCTTCCACTTTTCGCACAACGAATCCGTTGATTTCTCATATTCCTCCTTGGTGCGAAAAATCGAATTACCTCCAACATTATTATCTCTTTCTTGACTGAACAACCATCTATCATCAATCCAAAGAATCCTATCCACAAGCAAATTTTTCATGCAATAATCAATGTCAACCTTGTATTTATCATCTCGAAAATCATATTTTCGCCCGATAACTCCTATTACACAACCAACCCAGCCGCATAGTCGAAACGGCTCTGTTGGCTTATACTTTCGTATATCGGTTTGTGCAAACCCAAAGCAATGAACGCCTAAATCATTTGCCATAACCGCAGTATTTATAACAACCTGTACGACCTCATCTGGGTCATTTACCCTTTTAGTCTTTTCCCCTGTCAAGCAATACAAATACTTTATATCATCGTCTATCATGACTACTGTATTCTCTTTGATGTGTGATAATACCCAATTTCTTACTTGACCTAAACCCTCATATTTGTCTGGAATAGTCAAAATCGGATTATCTATGCTCTTTTCATACAGCTCTTTCTCTGATTCGGGAACTAATACTTCAACCCACGACGGAAATACTTTATGTGTCGTGATTGTCGCACTCCTACCCCTGCTCAATATCAGCAGCTTTATGTCATATTCTTTCAAGCAATCTCTTTCCGTCAATGACACGCCCAACGCCTACTTTCTTTGTTGTTCCATATCCTCCATTTACCTTATGCAATCCAAACTCATTTACAATTCTCAGCCAGTCCATCTGATTGTTGAAAACAAAAACAACATAGTCATAATGTTCAAAGGCTTTTAACTCCATTGACTCAAGTCCAGTTCCTCCAGCCTTTTTTGCTTCTTTTTCCACTTCCTCATTCAAGAAGCCGAAAACAGACATATCAAAATCCTGCAATTCAAGCAATTCCAAATCCAACTTAGGCTCGTCCCATGCAGCATTTTCAGATACCTTATTGTCTGCAAGCCTAAAAGCCTTTACTTGCTCGTCTGTAAGGTCGTCAGCAACCAAACATGGAACTTTATCCATTCCAAGGGACTTTGCGGCTTTAGCTCGTGTATGCCCTGCCACGATAACGCCATTCTTATCAATGACAATAGGCACTTTCCAGCCGAACTCCTTAATACTTGCCGCTACAGCAGGAACA